TTCAGATTGTTGTTGAGCTTGTATTTGTTGCTGTTGCATCTCTTGTTGTTGCTGTTGTTGTTGTTGCTCTCTAGCATTTTTCTGATCTTCAGAAGTCTTAATAATATTAGACAACTCAGCAACACTTGTAGCTTTATATACACTTACAATATCAGAAAGAGACGCAGCTCCAGATGATAATGCTTGTTGAGCTAAGCCTTCTAGCTTTTGGAACGTAGCAGCTTCTTTACCAGAGTTAGTTACAAATACTCCATACTCTGAATCAGAGAACTTCTCCATGTCAACAGTAATATTGATTCTTTGAACATCATCCATTATGTAATGAATCTTCTTAGAATCAGGATATGCAAACTTGGCCATTTCTAATAAATGAGTCAATACTTTCTTTTTAACTTCATTATGCATATAGAACCAAGGCTCAGTTACATAACTAGATTGAGTAATAGATCTTTCAACTCCTCCTACTGTTTCATGTTGTGCTACATTACCTTCTCTTTGCGGAGTAATACCTATTATCTTATCTGCAGTTTGTTCTATTTTACCTAGTATGCTTATGTACTGCCCCATTGCTTGAGACAGAGTCATATCAATTTGAGTAAACTGATTAAATGATGATACTTGTCCTGCAAATCTTTCAGAACCTTCTTCCATTGAATTGACAAATGCTATACCTGTATTATCGAATAAGTACATCCATTTATCTAAATCTATTCCTTCAGACTTAGGTATCTGTGCTAAATCCATTACCATCTTCTTACCTTTAGCTTTTGCTATTTCAGTTTCCATGCGGTACCAAATAACATTGTATAAATACTGATAAGGTTTAAGTAAATCTACTATTCCTGTAGGTACACTGTTAGTTGAATTATAAACTAATCCAATGTAAGGTAATTTAACCTCTGCAGGATTATCCATATTTCTGTATTGATTAGGTAAAGGAGTTATGTCAACATAATATTCATCTGCTATCTTAGTACCCTTCCATATCTCAGGAATCCATCTCCACTCAAGCTCATAACCTAAAGCTTTCATTTCATCATCTAACTTAAATGATTCATCTACAATTCCTTCTTGATATTCTCCGTTCTCATCAGGGTAAGAAACAAACCCTATTTTCTTCATACTCTTCCATACAACTTGAGTTACTAGAAAATGAGTAGTGTCAGATCTGTCTCTTCTCTTGTCTAAGTCATCAAGTGTATATGCAAATCCAGGGAACGTTTGACCAGTAAGTCCTCTATTAAGTCCTCCTTCATCTAACTTCTTTACTTGAGCATCTGATAAGAACTCTCCATATTCATCTAAGATTTGACCTGATGTCATCCATCTTTCTTCTTTAAACCAATCTCCATCTTCTATATTAGGATTGTCTGGATTTCTATCAAAGTCACAATTTATAGGATTAACTACTCTTAACTTAGGTTCTTCATTAGAAACCCCTACATAGTATATTTCTTCTGTTGATATAATACTATGCTCCCATCCTTGATTAAACTTAAGTTGTAAGTTCTCTCTTTCTTTTAAATAAGTAAGTATATCAGAAGCCCATTCTTCTCTTATATCAGTTAGATTATATTTAACATATTCATCTACTTCTTTAAGTGATTGAGGTAGTTCCTCTCCTTCAGGAGGTTCTATTTCCATATCAACTCCTAATGCTTTTGCTAATTCAACCTTAGTTAAATACAATAGCATGTCTTTCTTTTGACGTTCTTTTTCAGAAACTGCCTGACCATTAACAGACATTACTGTCCAGTTAAAAGGTCGGCTCATTTCTTCTCCTTTCAAGAGATTTATCTTATTTGATATAATATTGTAATCATGTAATTGAGCAGGTTGTTCTCCTATTTTTTGCTCTACTCCATAAGGATTTAAAACATGGTTAAAGTCTTCTTCTTTGAATATAGAATTAACTAAATCATAATTTATCTGCTTAATCTCTTTAGAAGTTCTACCATTAGATAGTAAATCTCTACCCATGTTAGATATAGCTTCTACACATTGTTCTTTCCAAGACTTTGTTTTAAGATTAGAACTTATCTTCTGTCTAGGGAGTGACCCGTTTAATTGAGTATTATAATATTGACTATCCATAGAATTTACCGCTAAATGCTCTTTTCAAGAAAGAGTCTGTAGTACTGTTATCTTTTTTAACTTCTTTAACTTTTAATTTATGATTCTGTAACCTATGCAATATTGTTAACATAAAGCTTATTACTCTATCAAAGTTTCCTGTATCATTATACCTGATTAATTCTTCTAACAAACCAGGACTATATATCATATGTAAATTTAACTTACCATCTCCTCTTTCTTCTAGTAACCAGTCTCTAGTATATATTTCTAATTCACTTTTAATTTGCTTAGTCATATGTATTCCGTATTGACGTTGTACTTTAGAGTTTTCCGTTGCCTTTAAAATAGTAGGTGTTTTAGATAGCAAATATAATGAATTTTTATGCTCAAAGTGCATCTTTAATGTATTTCTTTCATTTTCATACAAGTCTTTGGCGTTATAATACAATAATAACTTACGTATATTCTCATGATGTTCTTTAGCAGTGTCAGGTCTTGCTGTATACTCAGCTACAGGCCATTCATAAATTCCTTCATCTGTATGGAAAGTTTTAAATATAAATGTAGAACCCAGTGAAGCTGAACTTCCAGCTTGATCTTGATCATAAGGGTCAGTTCCAGCTATGTAAAGACCATAAGGTATTCCTCCTCCTACTTTCTGTGGATGTTCCCATATCTGTATACATCCTCTATTATCATCCTTCTGTTTTACAGGATAACTAGTTGGAGTTAGCTTTCCTTTTAAATCAGGTTTCCATTTTAAACTAAGAGCTTCTGTACCTGCTTCCCATACTAACTCTCCACACTGTCCTTTTAATATGCTATCTGTTTCACCAGCAGATCTTAACCAATTCCTTTGATCTTTTAATTCAGCAACAGGGAATATATTAGTATCATCTATTGCAAATGCTTCACTTGGACTAATAGGATTATTTTGAGACTCAGATAGTAATGCTTTCTTAGACTTACCTTTCTTTAACTTCTCTCGCTTAATCAGAATGTCAACCATTGCCTTATCTTGATCAATGACTCCTTCACTATCTCTATATTCATCTAGTCTCATTTGATAAGGTACAAAGTAACCTATATCACCAGACTCTTCCCAGATGTCTTCAAAGCATAAACAGTCATATTGCTGAGGATCATAAAATACTTCTTTAGCATCACTAATAGAAGCTGAATCTCCTTCACCTCCAGTACCAGTCATCCATATAACTCCAAACTTATCAGCTCCTTCATAAGAAGCATCTTTCAATGCACCTAAACTGTCTATAAGATTGTTCATGAATCCATACTCCTCTATTACTGTAAGGTTAGGCCCTGTACCATTACCTGCAAGTGGATTATCAGCAAAACTACGATTGTGTATTTTAGAACGAGAACCTACTGTTTTCCAACCACCTTGCATCTTTATTTCTATTGCAGCCTCTATATACTTACTAGGTGCAAATGAGCCTCTGTATGATTTACTCAATGGACTGGGGTGTAATACTCCATTTACCATTTGTTCTCCAGGTAAGTTATCTAACCCTAGTTGAACCTTACTTAGTAAATCTTTAGTATATTTTGCATCAATAGCTCCTACAAGAGTTTCACTAGACAATAGCAATCCACTCTTTTTAGACTCCATAAATACGTCATAGTCTGTAGCTCCATCAAATAAAAAGTTATGTGCAATCATTCCTATTCCTGCATAATACGATTTACCAATACGTCTACACTCTAAATCTACAACATTTCTTGCGTTGTTTTTAAATAGAGCCTTTCCTAAATTCTTATGATGAATCTTACGTAAGTAACCTCTTGCTTTCTCGTATGATTTCAATTGAGGTTTCTCAGGAAAGCTTTCTGGATTAAGAACTTCAGTCTTTGTAATCTTACCTCTATCAATATAGTTCCGTATCTTATCTTCTTTTTCTGATCCTTCTAGTAATTCAATTTCAGCTACATACTCACTACAAGTTATGTTATCTTCTTCAAATCCAGAGAACCCTTTAGCTTCCATATAAACAAATGACTTTTCCCATTCAACGTCTCTTAAGTTAGGCCGTCCAATAGATTTAGTCTTGGAACCTCCTACGTGCATAAGTATTCTACCGAAGTTAACATAGAAATATAAAGAACCGGGCATCCATTTACCTTCTGCCCAGAATCCTTCAATACATCT